AAAACTGTTTTTGCTAACTGTGCTGTAGCTTTTGGAAACAATAATAAATTTCTATATAAAAAACTTGTACCTTTTTCTGCGGCACTTGCTCCTTCTCTTCCTCTAACAGCTGCTGTTAAGAAACCTTCTGTTATTCCATTCATACGTTTCAAAGCTTCTGCTGTATCTGCTGTAGTAAACATACCACCTAAAGGATTGCTTGCTTTACCTGCTTTAAATTCTGACATACCTGCTAGTGCATTATCTACTTTTACAATTTTTGCTTGATTGTTTGTTGCTGCTTTTGCAGCTTCTACTGAATCCCAAAAACTACCTCTAGCTCCTTGTGCTTGTGCTGCAGCGTTGGTGTCAAACATTTCTTTAAACATCGCACTTGATCTAGCTATACCTGATAGTTCTGTAATTGCATTGAACATAGAGTATCTTGGGTCTTTCATTTCACCCAATAGTTTTTTAATAACTTGTGGTGGTGCACCTGTTCTTTCTATAACTTCATCTACAAATTTTCCTCCGGGTAAATCTGTTAAAGTTTTAGATACATAGTTTGGATCTGCTAAACCTCTACCAGTCTTCTTAGCTTTGATACCGTCTTCTATTATTCTTTCTACAATATTTTTTGCTTCTTCGTAGTAAGTATCACTATCTAATTTGAATGCTTTGTCTTTGTTAGTTCCTGCAATTTGTTGTCTAAAAAAATCTATAGCTTCTACCATGGAATCATCAGTAGGTCTGTATCTACCAAATACACCTAATACAGGTGTTGTTTCAAAAATTTTGTAAGTGTTTTCTGTTAAACCTTTTATTCTATCTTGTAGAATATCTTTTAATTCTTTTGAGTTATAGTTATTTGTAGTCTTAATTAAATTACCCATTGTGCTTCTAGCTTCATCAACAGTTCCTACAATTGAATCAATTACTTTTTGATCTAAACCTTTATCTTTTAGAGCTTTAACAAATGCATCTGATTTTTTACCATCTACTAATTTAGTTAAATCTCCATCAAACATTAACTCATTTATTTCTTTAAGAAATCCGTCTTTTTCTTTTTTAGTAAGTGATCTATCTAATACCGATTGCATTTGTGGAAATGCTTTACTTAGATTAGTATCTAGTTTTCTTATAAGTTCTGTTGCTCTGTTTACATCAGCAGATCTAAAACCTTCCATTACTTTTTGAGAACCAAAAACTTCTTTAGTCATTGCTCCTTCAGGTGTAAATGCTTGTGCAAACTTACCTAAAAATCTTTCTAGTTTGTAATTACTATATGCAAGGTCCTTGCCCCGTGTTGCAAGAGCTTTGGCCCCTTTGCCAACACCTGCTACAAATGGAGTAAGTAACAAAGACTCACTACCAAACTTAAATCTGTTCATTAATTTTCTAGTAGCATCTTCTCTTCCACCTTCTAAAGCATAAGAATCTAGTTGTGTAGGTCCTCTATCAAACATATCACCAAACGATCCTATTTCTTCAACGTCTGCTACAAATGCTTCACCTGCAGCTCCACCCATGGCTCCTACACCAAACCTAGCATAACCTGTTTGTTTATTTAATTTGTCTGCTAATTGTTTTTGTTTAGTTATATTTTTAGAACCAGCACTGACAAGAGTACCGGCTTTTTTTGCTTGAAAATATTTTGTAGCAAGTTTTTGACCTATTTTAAAACCTGCACCGCCAGGTACACCTATTTGTACTAAAGCTTGTGTAAGTTTGCCAGCACCAGTTTGTTCTGCATATTCTTCAAATGGATTTAGTTTATCAAAAAACATTTCTACACCAGCTGCAGTATTGGTATCAAAACCTAAATCTATTAATTCAGCACCTAATGAAAAAGCTCCTTCAACAACTTTGATACCACCGGATGCTATACCTGCAAGTCCAGAAGTATACCATGATACTTCATTATTTTCTTCTGCTGGAAATAATGGTTCTAATGCCATTTATATACCTATGCTCCTGATACGTCTTCTATATTTGGAGAGAATACATCTGGTGCTGGTTCTTTTTGTTCTTGTGGTGTAGCTGTAAAGTCTGGGAATTTAATTTCAGGAATTGTTTTAAATTCATCAAACGCAACTTGTCCGTTTTGAATAACTAAATATTTATAGTTGTCTTCATATGGATCGTAGAAAACTTTGTTATTAAATCTGTTTTTATTTTTTAATATAAATTTTTCTTGTGTAGCGTCTCTAACATCAATGTCTAATACTCCACCAAACTTTTGACCACCTACAGATCCTCTTAAAGTATCTGCTAGTTCTGTTTCAAATGTTGCTGCTCTTTCAGCTGCTTGTGGTGGCATATCATCTGCTATATATTTTTCTAACATTGCATTGTATAAAGCATCAGATTTACTATTTTTCATATTAGCAATTTCTAATTGAGTTGCTCTGTTTAATTCATTTTCACCTGCTTTAAATTCTTGACCTGCTTCTCTTTCACCTCTTAAAAAATCTCTTTCACCCATCTTCTCGCCTTTTCTAAACTGAGCTGCTTGATAATCTTTAAAAGGTTCTTTAGCAGCTAGTGCTGCTGTTTGAAGTAAGTTTCCTGATGGTGTTCTTGACATTAAATCTAAACCAAAGCTAGTTAAAAAACCTGCACCTGTTCCAGGAGCAAATGTACCCATATTGTAAGGATTAGATCCTTGATTATATTGTTTTCTTGGTTGATCTAGTCCTGATGTAATACCAGTTCCTGTTGATCCACCCATTCTAAACATTGGTCTTTTTAAAGTTCTACTCATAATTATCCTGCGTTAAATGTCATATTAGATTTTCCTGTTAAACCACCATAAATACCGGCAAGAGTTGTACCTGCACCTAATGCAGTTTGTAATGGTGTAGGGTTAGGTATATTAGTTGTTGCTGTTCCAGTTCCCTGCATTCCACCCATAATACCTGTAACCAAATTACCATAGTTTTGTAATTGTTCTTGTGGTTGGAAAGCTGCGGCTCTATTTGCTTCTCTTGTAGCATCATATCCCGCTTGTGTTTGCGCTTGGTTCAGTGCGCCCAACTGACCTAAACGTGAAATATCTGTTCCTTGTAATCCAGGTACTAATTGAGCTAGACCTTGTTGATTACTAAAATTTTGTTGTGCTGCAGCTTGTGCATTTTGAAAACCTGATTGTAATAAACCTGCTTGTAGTTGTGCTCGGTTCATATCAGAACCTTTCATGTATTCTGCTTGTGCAACACCTTCACGTCCACCACCGAATGCTCCTGACGCTACTGCTTGATCTGAAATTCTTTGTTGTTGCATAGCTGCGTTTCTATCAAACTCTGCTAATGATGCATCCATAACTTGTGATTGATATGGTGACATAAATTGTTGATAAGCGTTTGCACCTGTTGAAGCTTGTGCTTGATTTAAAAAAGGTTGATAACTTCCAACACCTGATTGTGCTAAAGCTTGTGCATCTTTTTGTAATTGATCTTGTCCTGCAACTTGTGGAGCAAGTCCTGCTAAATTTTGTTTTCTTACGTCGAATGCTCTTGCAGCATCTTGTCTTGCTTTATATCCTTCTGCGGTCTCCCCTGCCATTTGTGACAGACTTCCAATGCCACCTGATACAACGGGTACGCCTGTAAAGGCAACGGCCTGTTCGGCTAAATCTTTTCCTAGATCTTCTACAAATGGTGCTGGTCGTGATATTGTGGTTTCTGTAGCCATTAAATAACTTCCTCTAATCTTTGTGATGTTTTAAACATTTCTTTTGCGCCATCTAATCCTTGCGATTCCTCTGATACTTCACCTCCGGATTCGAGGTTTTTCATCATGTTATACATGACTTCTGCTCCCTTGTCTACATCTCCCTCACCTGCATTTCTAACAGCGTCAGCTGTAAATACAAACTCATTCTTAGACAATCTTGCAGGTACATCGTCTGCTCTTTCCATTCTACCAAGTGGCACGAACCCACCTTCATCTCTTAAATCCATTTCTTGACCATCCATATCTAATAGAGGCATAGTCTTTTTAGCCACCGGTTCTTCTGATCCTTCTGCATAACCATTTCTCATTATACCACCATCAGCAGCAAATATACTACCTTGGTTTCTAGCTGATAAATAGTTGTAAGGATTATTTCTAATGTCAGCTATGTTTAAACTATTTGTTTTATAATAATCATCGTTGTTATCTTCTTCTTCTTTTGGTGTCATTAGACCTGCTAATATAGAAGGTATACCAATCGCAGCTGTTTTACCTAAACCTGTTAAAGCACCTGATGTTTGATTAACAAATGTTTTTCCTAACAATCTTCCAAAAGCACTTGGACCAAAACCTGCGTCTGCGGTTCCTGCATCTAACATAGCTTTAAAAGGACTAAAGCTTCCTTTACCAAAAAAAGAACTTAAACCTTTTCCACCACCTGCACCCATAAGTGCTTTACCACCAAAATACATTAATGCTGCTTTACCTACTGGTGACTTAGCAACTTTTTTAACACCACGTGTAATTTTTTTAACTAACTTACCTAGACCATACATCTGTCTTGATGTTTCAAGGTCCATGATTCCTCCTACGGGATCATCATCATTCATCATTCGTCCACCGTCCATGGCACCTGCACGTCCACCGTTAGCAAGACCTGTGAAATCAAATATAGAGCCCGCGAATCTTGGAGCAAGACCACCTAAGTTTCTTGTAGGTGTTGCATCTTCTTCTTCAGTAGTATCATCTCCTGGTATAACTGGTGGTATGTAATTATTATCTCCACCACCATTATCTATAAAGTTTCCTTCAAGTTTACTAATTTTACCAAGCTCATCAGTACCATAGTTAAAACCTTGAGTCGGATTACCATAAGCATCTGTCTTACCAGCCATTCTATTATCCATGTAATCTTGATAAGCCTGTTCTAATTCTTCTTCTCCATAATTTAATCCAGGGATTTTACCTGCTGCTATAACTTTATCATAAAAAAATTTTCTATTAGGTGTATTATTTAAACCTGCTAAAAATTTTACATAACCTGGAAGATAATCAGGAGTATTATCTGTTGTAATAAATTCTTTTTTTTCTTTTTGTTTTTTCTCTCTAGCTTTTGCTTCTGCTTCTTCTCTTTCATAAAAATTATCAGTAGTTACATCATATTTTTGTCCATCAATATATGTTGTTGGATTTGATACTTGTCCTGTTCCTTTTTCACCTGTAGATGGATCATTACCCACATTGTTTCCACTAGAAAAATTTGCTCCACCTGTAGATGCCATACCGGTAATTCCACTTGGTCCGGGTCCACTTCCAGGACCTTTGGCTTCACTACCATAATTACCTTCTGGTGGATAAGCTAAAATTCCTTCAGGTGTCATTGTTTCTTGGCCACCTAGATCTACTAAGGTGTCTCTTTCACCAGGTGTGATGTAAGCTAACATATGGTCTTGACCTTTAATTTTTCTCATAGGTCCACCATTATTATAAAGTTGTCTAGCTTGTTGTGCGTTTGTTATTGCCATCGTTCTATTTTATATAAAAACCCTGAGTTTTACAACTCAGAACCTGCTCCTAAGTTAAATTCTTCTACTGTTATTTTAACATCTCTACGTATATCTTCTCTTTTAGTATCTGTTTCAGGGTTATCTACATCAGCATCTGATTCTGCATCTGACATATATTCTTGACCTGTTTTCATATTAGTTAAGGTAACTTCACACTTAGGTGTAATAATCATAGTTTTTTTACCATTAACTGTTTCGTATCTTACTGATGCTTCTGTTTCTATAAATGACATATTTAATCCCTATTTATTTCTAGCACAGACAACGTAACATGCAACCTATTTGCTGTAGCGGCTGTTACTTGTAGTACTTCATTTTCCATCATTATAATGGGTTCTGTTATTAATTGTTCTGTTGCATTAGCGTCAATAGCTTTTACATTGTATAAGCTAAAAGAATCTGCACTTGCTGGATCTCCAGCAAATAATTTTACTGTAATTGTATCTGCATTTCCAGAATCTTCTGATACATACATAGACTTTAATATAGCTCTAGAGTTTGATGGGACAGTATATACAGTTGTAACTGTATTAGTAGTCAAATCTTTTTTAGCATTTAAATATATGTTAGCCATTAAACCACGCAAACCTTTCTTGATCTTGTTTTAATTCGTTTAAAAATGTAGCGTTTAATTGTTCTACAACTAAACCCATTGCTCTGTTAATTTGTTTTTGGTTAGATACATCATAGTCTTGTTTAGGTTCAGGTATTCTTACTACTATCTTAGCCATTATCTACGTCCATCTGGTTGTATATCAATTTTAAAAGTACCAAATCTCCACTCTTCACCACTAGATTTATTTTCAATCTTAACATTTAAATAACGTCCTCTAGCTCTTGTATCTTTTTTATCAGTAGATGAAGTAATTGTAAATGGACTTAGACTACTTACCGTGTCTGATTGTTGAGGGTATCTTTTGATTGCTAATGTTACTACTGCATTTCCTGTTAGTGTTTTAAAATCAGGTACAAATCTTCTTAGTGCTAAAAATGATTCACCAGCAATAGTCGGGCCACTTGATTTACCTTGAGCATCTTTTTGTTTTGCTTGTAAGTCAAAGTCAAATGATTTTATAAATGATGTAACTGTTGTTGTACTACCATCTTGATTAATTTGATCGGTGCCTACTTCATGTTCAAAAAATTGTGTTTGACCTAAACCATCTTGACCTACCACTGCAGGAAAACTACCATTAGATGTTGAATTAAATTTAGTAGCATAAGGTTGAGGATAAACAACAGCATCAATCCAAGAAGTTCTAGCTTCTGTTCCTGTATACCAAACACCACCGGGTGTGTTTCTACCTGTCTCTCCATAATTAAATACTACATATGCATTATTATAATTAGATCCTGTTGTTGGATAATACCAAATAACTTCTGTAAATAAGTTATTGATACCTGCTGCAACTTGTTGACCTTTTGTAGTATCTAAATTGTCATAAACAAAATCTTCTACAGTACAAGGTAAGGATTTAACTGTACCATCAAATAAAAACAAACCATTTGCACTCATCCAAAAAGCATTACCATCTATCTCAACAACTGCATTCTTACCAATCAATCCACAGTTAGTGCCCACTTGCTCAAAGCCAAATGTAAAAGGTGCACCAATAAATTTCATAGTGTACAATGCATTGTCTGTCCAAACTAAAATTGTTTCTTTTGCTTTGATAGCACCTACAATTTTAGTACCATCTTGTAATCTAAAATCACCAGCACTGTTAATAGCTGTTGCTGTATAATCATTTATATTTTCTTGGTCCGAAAACCGTATAAACATATCATCTTGTGTTGATGTATTTCCAATAGTTGTTTCAGTTCCAAAGTGACATAAGTGTCTAGTTGTTGGTGATATTAAACTTAATCTAGAAGCCGTTGGATTACTTGTTGTAGAAAAACCTGAAGTACCAGTTGATGCTCTAACTGTTGTAGGTGATGCCGCTCCTGCATTCCATGTAAATGTTTTACCGTTTGCAATAGTTGCAACTAACACTTGACCAAAGTTATCTAAAGACCAAAGTCCAGGTTCAAGAGTTACCTCTGATGCAAGGACCGCTTCACCCCAGTCAGAATAATTTGTTGCATCAACAACAGCTGTGCCAGTATTGTGAGTAGCGTTTGTTGTACCATTAACATTTCTTACAATACTTTGTAAGTTTGGTGATGATATAGATGCATAAGATATTAACTCACTTTCTACTAAAATTCTACCAGCAGCACTAAAGTTTGTTGTAGCATCAAGTGTAACATTGGTACCAGATCCACCTGTACCAAATGAGTTTGCACTTAGTGATCCGTCTAATGTTGATGTTGCAGCACCTGGAACTGATCCGTCCCATTGAGATATACCAAAACCGTAACCATAAGATTGATCAGCAGGACCAATTTTTTCGTAAGGTATAACAGATATGCTACCACCTGTTGATACAGTCCCTGTTGCATTTGAACTTTGTGTAATTGTAAAAACTGTTGGTGTTGTAACTGAAGTTACTTGAAATAATTTATCTTCAAAATCAGATGCACTATATCCTGTGCTACTTGGTAAAGTAACACTGTCTAATAAAACAATGTCACCAGGTTCTAAGTTATGAGATGATCCAGTTGTAATTGTACATACTGCAGAATTATTTACAGTTGCTATTGTTGAAGAAGCTAAAGTAGCTTTAATAGGTGTTATGTCAAATAGTTGACCTTCAAAATATAAAAGTAAAAATTTATCGGTACCGATTGTAACATATCTATTACCGTTTAAGTCTACAAACGCATGAAGTTTTCTTGATACACCTACAATAGAATCTGTTACTAAAGAAGACCAACCTCCTACTTTTTCTGGAAGACCATATCTAAATCTTGTATTGTCAGAATCAATCCAACGATTCTCTGCTCCGACTTCTGTATCTTGTTTATCGATACCCGGTTTAATATTGAAATCAATAAGGGCCATGGTCCGTGCTCCTTACGCCGTGTTGGTTTTATACGCCCAACCTCTTGTTGAATCAACGTAGACTAATGAAAAGGCTTGACCGTTAGTTGTTAAAGTTAAATTACTTGTACCTGTATTAATAGGTTCGCTATTTCTATTAATAATTAAATTGTTATTGGCAAATGTGCCTCTAGCATCAACAAATAAAACTTCAGCACCTGTTGCAGGTGAAGCCGGTAGTGTTACTGTAATTGGGTTAGCTGTTGTGTTTGCTAAAATTTGATCACCATCGACTGCAGTGTATGCAGTAATTGTTGAAGAGTTTAATGTTACATAACCTTTGTTACGAATACCAAGACTAACATTTGTACCATCTGAATAAACTAATGAAGTAGATCCAATAGGTAATACAACTCCTGATCCCGATACCGTTTTAACTGTTATTGTATATAAAGTAGAAGTACCTCTTGTTGTTGCATCTTCAAATACTATGACTCTTTCAGCACCATCAGGTATAGTTACATTTCTATTTGCACCAAGTGTACCTGTTAATTTTATGTATAAATTTTTACCGTTTGATGTTGCACCATTATCTAGTGCTAGAGTTAAATCACCAGATGCTAATTGTGCAGATGATAAATAACCTGTAGATAATTGTTCTAGTATTTGTAAATTTGTATTAGTAATCGTGCCCCATAGACCAGCTTTTTCACCGGTAGTGACTAATTCTAATTTTGAGTTTGTTGAAAAAGATGATGCCATAATTTATTAATAAGGGTCTATTGGTGTCCAAGTCATGTTCACCCCTGGTACGATATCGTTCCAGGTAATAATCCCTGCTTCTCCTGTGTTTGCCGTTACTTGTGATCCTGTAGG